GACGGTCTCTCACCCGGCACTGATTGGAGGTCATTATGCCATTGGGACACCAGGAAAGGTTCCACTATGGTGAACGAGCTTCTTCCTTCGGGAAGGTCGGCTCCACACCGTGGTCTTATTCTGGTTCCCCCCTTATCGGGTACGATATGTTGTATACATATCGTAGTGGCAAACGATCAAAGGAACTTAACACTAAAGGAAGTTACAACTCTTACGTTCGTTCGGGGTCCATAGCGGACCAAATCCGACGTCGTAACGAGTACCTCAATATGATGATAAAGGAGACCTTAGAGCCCACTACGGGTTCACCATCGGTATTTTCAACTACCGATAGTGGTCACCCCTTTGCATCGTACAAGGTTCGTGCCCAGCAGCCTTATGGCCGCCTCAGATCCACCGTCATTTCAAATGGCAATGTATCTGAGTGGGATGTCGTCCCCAGCGGTTTATATCCGTTTCCTACGCTCTCTGATCCTTTTGGGTCAGCGAGCTATGATTCGGGTCCGCTTTCAAGGTCGACATACTTTCCTTGGCCGACTTACCTCTTCGGAGGTGGGTCGGTTAGTGTTTCCAGGCAGGTAGTAAGTAACGCGGTAAAAAACGCGCTGTCTTCCGGTCTAATCGCCGGCTCGAATCCCTGGGCTCCAAAAGCATCACTCGCAACGACAATTCTTGAATTGGCGTTCGGGTCTGTGCCTACGGTGCTCAGAAATCTTCGAGACTACTCTGCACAACTGCAATCCCTTAAAAAGACTGCAGGGTCCGACTGGTTAAATGTCCAGTTCGGCTGGGTCCCCCTCATCTCTGATATCCAGGATGCAGTAGGTGTGCTTTTTAAGCTACACATGCTGCTCTATGGCTCGGAGGAGAGGAGGCGGTTCCGTGACGGCAAGATCGGGACGTGGGGTCGAATGTCCGAATCGAGTACAAATGCAATACGTACTCTTTATTGGACTAACCCTATCGCCCCTACGATCGATAACACGACGACCATGAAAGGTCGCACCGGTTCTGTTGGCGAGGCTCCTGGAGCCCTGCCTTCTACCGGTACCCGTGTTTCTCGCACCACTCGGATTACAGCAGACTTTCGTTTCTCGGCGAGGTTTCACCGCGGCGCCCGTCCTGGGCGCCGAGAGGTGTATTACCTCAATGAGGCTGAGAAGCTGCTTGGACTGGAGATTACTCCAGCCGTCCTGTGGGAGCTTGCCCCTTGGTCGTGGCTAATGGACTGGGGATCCAATTTAGGATCCGTAGCTGAGAATTTATCTCAGCTCGACTGGTCCAATGTCCTGCTCGATTATGCGTATTTGACTACCTGTGTTACCACAGACATGTCTATCGGCATCACGCTACCATCTGACACGTGGACGATCGGCTCAGTATCCCAAAAGATGCTAAGTGGTCGTTACATCGGTCAGCACGTTTCGTCTGTCGAGAAAATACGCGAGCAGGCATCGCCCTATGGGTTCAGTGTTAGTTGGGAGGGTTTATCCCCTTTCCAGCTTTCCATCCTGGCGGCCCTCGGGATGTCCCGAGGCAGGTGAGGCATCGCCTCATCCGCCGAATCAACTATGATAGAATGGCCCAATAACCAAGGGCTCGCTATCATGGATAATCCAATAGAGAGGGACGGCGGTTCGTTACCGTCCGGCCCTCGTCAATTAAATAAGGAGGAACTGTGGCTCTCTCTGATCCCCAGTCTATTACAATCGGAGCTACACCTGGGGCGGTCAGCCTTCCCCGTGTAAATACGGGGTCGAACGTTGGTACCTTTACCAACTACGATCAGAAGGCTACGCTCAAGGTTCAGACGAACTACGGAAAGCGCACCCGCCGTGAGGCGCGTGTTGACTTCTCGAAGATCGTGACGGACCCGCTCGTCGCTTCGACGAACGTGCTCGTTTCGGGGACTGTTCGAATTAACATCGACGTTCCCCCGACTGGGTTCTCCGCCGCGGAGCAGAAAGACCTTGCGGTCGCTCTGCTCACCTGGCTCACTGCCAGCTCGAACGCGAACCTCATCAAGGTTATCGCGGGCGAGAACTAGAGCATGGAAGAGACTCTTCAAGTCGCCTTCCTTGTCCTCATCTCCCTCCTAGGAGGGGGTTTGGGAACAATCGCACTAGTTGCAACGTCTATTTTGGCGTCGCGGCGTAATAGCTAGATCTCTGAGAGGTCACAACTGGAACACCAACTCTATGAAAGGAGCGATGTTGAAAAGCCAGTTTGACCTCCACTGCGAACTGATCGAAGATCAATTATCGCAGCAGGGAATCAGTGCCCATCGTGACCTGGCGACAGTCAGGTCAAGGTACGAAGAGGAGGGTATGGCGTTTTTTACCATATCCCTTCCCAGGTTCGGAAAGGACTTTGAACGGTCCATCGAACTTGGAGCGCTTCAGGACGATTTCTTCGCCGGGTTTTCTCGGCGAGGTGGTCGCCCTCATGATTTCAGACCAGCTTTTCTTCTTGGTCTGTTTGAGCGCGTCTTCGCACCAAGTGGGACTCTCCTCGGCAGTCCCGATATTCTCGCAATCCGTGCGATCCGGCAAATAACCGGTTTTCATGGTAAGCTCAAGGAACTCTGCTCTGATGAGCGAATCCGAAAGGCTTATGCGAGTTACATCGAGACTGATAAGCAGATTAGTTCGGCTGATGCCACGACCGCGGACTTTGAACAGTTCGCGGACGTCAGCCACCTAATCTGGGGTCGTACTATCGGACGTATCTCTTCAGCCATTATGGCAGAAGGGGTCATCCCGAAGCACGGCCCTGGAGCGGTCGCGGAAAAGCTTTCCAGTAATGGAAAGTACCGTGATCTGTCATGGACTGAAAGGCTTGATCGCCTCTTTCCCGTGGCAGATTATGTCCTTCCAGGATACTCGTTTTTCGAGCTCCTGGAGGACTATCCGCTCTACTCCCCGGGACAGGAGCCACCCTCACGGGTGATTCCAGTCCCTAAGACGATGGAGAAGCCTCGCCTTATCGCTGCCGAGCCAGCCTACATGCAGAAGATGCAGCAGGCCATCTTGACAGTGATGACGAGATATCTGGGAGACCACCCTAATATCGGGTGGCTTGACCAGACACGAAATCGAGAGTTGGCAAAGCGAGCCTCAAAGACTCGCAAGCTCTCGACGCTTGACCTCTCTGAGGCCAGCGATCGTGTCTCCTTGCGTCTGGTTAAGTGCTTGATCAAGCACAACGAGTATTTCCTGGACAGAGTCCTGGCCACTCGTACAACCAGCGCCGCGCTTCCGACGGGTGAACGAATTCACCTTAGGAAGTTCGCGTCTATGGGGAGCGCGCTGACATTTCCCATTGAGTCAATGGTCTTCTGGACCATTGTCGTGATGGCTGTGTCGCGCTTCCGTGGAGAGTACCTCCCCTCTAAAGAGACAATGAATCTCTTAAGGGGAGGCGCCAGTGTTTACGGGGACGATATCATCGTTCCCCGTGAATACACCCAATCGGTGATAGAACTACTTGAGACCTTCGGGTTGAAGGTTAATCTGTCCAAATCTTTCTCGGATTCTCATTTCCGAGAGAGTTGTGGTGCAGAGTTCTACGATGGTAGAGACATCTCCATCGTGAGAGCCCGTAAGGGGCTCCCTCATCACCGACAGCACGTAGAAGAAATCGTGTCCCTCGTCGCTATGCGGAATTTGTACGCTGACGCGTACGGTCCCACACGCTTCGTGGCCACGCTGGACGACTACATTGAGAGGTTGATCCCCTTTCCTGTTGGAAGTCCAGAGACACCTGCACTCGTCAAGTGCAGTCGTTATGATCACCGCTCAACGGAGGAGTCATTGACTTCAACGTATAAGTGGGACAAACGACGTCAACAGCTTCTTGTAAAGGCTGTTGCTCCCCTTTATCGTAAGAAAAAGGACGAGCTTGACGATTATGGTGCTCTTCTTAAGGCTCTGACGACTCCTTTTCAGGAGGACGTTAATCACCTTAAGCGCGCTGGGCGTCCCGTATCTGCC